AGCTTGCACACGACCATGCCTATGCGAGGCCGGCCAGCTGAGCGCCACGATACAGGCCGAAACCCGTATTCGCGACACGCTCGACGATGTCAATGACGCCCGGCAACACGTCTGTTGCGCGACGAATCTGTTGGTCCCATGAGTGGTCATCGCTCACACCGTGGTGTGCGTGACTCGAGACAGCCGGGTTGCCAATGTCGAATCGTACGCGCCATTCTATGCAGACAAGAAGGTTCAAGGCTGCACGGTTAGGGTTGTAGATGACGATTGGTGCCCAGCCCGTAGGCTTGGCGCCCAGGCCCTGGTTCCAGATTGTCGGCCCTAGAGCTAGGCCAGGTGCGAGATTGAGGAACTCGGAGACATCTGCCATGGACAATGGGTGAGAGTCCATCTGGACGCCGCGTAGAGCAAGTTTGCCTGCCGTCATCAACCGTGGTCGGAAGTACGACAGGAACAAGCCTTCTAGCTCGCCCCAGGTGCGCGTGTCGTCACTGAAGTCTAGACGCGCAGGCACCACAGCAGCAGCCACCATCCCCGTGGCGGTCTGGAGTGCTGTGGGACACATCACTTGCACGGAGAGTGCGGATGGGCAGCACGTGAAAGTGGAATTACCGCCAGTTCGGGCGCCCGGGGAGGGGACACCAATGAACTCAGTGGCAGCAAAGAGACCGATGGCACCACCAGCGGCCTCACCAGCATAACACGTAGGGCGCCAAGACGGCAATCCTCGGTCGTCACGGAACGTAGCCAACATTGCCCACGTGGAGTCAGTGTTGATGAGCTGCGTTGTGCGTACAACTGAGTACGCACCGACTGCCCGGGGCAGTGGTGCGTGTGCCGTGTTGAAGGCGTCCCATGCTCCCAACGGCAAGGACCGTGGAATGGACGTGCGGGCGCGGGTGGCACCCATGGCTCTGTTGACAGAACGCAGCGCGCCCTGTGCCAGAACCTTGTCTCCGCGAGCTCGAACTCCATCGACTCGCCTGGCCGCCCCCTTCTTCTTCTTGGTCTTCTTAAGAATGCGAAAGGTGCGGCCTGCCATGGTGCAGCCTTGGTGGGACCAAGCTGCGAGCCAAGTGGTGAGTTGGGGGACTTAGGTGCGTGGTGAAACCTTTGGGATGGCGCCCAAGCATGTGCGTGCTCACCATATCCCCCCGGGCAAAGTGCCCAAATGACGTACTTCTAGCCACCCCAGGTGCTTCGGCAGCCTCACCGGAAGGTGCGGTGGACTGCAGCAGACAAACAAAGAACCACAGGCGTCAAGCCAGCACCTATGGGAATGTGAGCCCTTCAAGGGGGTCCGAGCCTCCATCCTGCAACATGGAACGCAGCATGCTCTCACATACTACGCCGCCTTGAGCCCAATGGTTACGAGGATGCACCTACTAGACAGCCGGCTAACTGTCATGACAGGCGTTGGCCTTCACCTTTGCACGGTGGTTCGTGCGGCGCAATGGCTGAGGATCCTGCATTACGTCGTTACAGGACCGACCCTTTCGGGCCCCTCCGGAGAGGCGCAAGGTAATTCCGGCGGCTGGTGTGGGCCCACCATTTGAGTGAAGGGGTAGAGCTAGCGCGGCAAGGGTGCCGAAACACGATAGCCCAGTGGGGCCCGCGAAAATAAAACTATGCTTGATACCGGCAAAATGCCCTGGGGTTCCACTATGCGAGTCACATCCCCCAGCCCCCCCGCCTAAAGACACCACTTCCCGCAGCCTTTCGGTGCGAGTCGCAATGTTCCCCTGAATGAATTCAGGTGAAACTGGCGCGGTGCGCCTGGCGCCGTAGCGCCCTCACAGCTTGAGCACCTCTGCAAGCGCCTCGCCTAGGTCGCTTGCGGTGTGGTGGTCGAGAAGAGTGCAGAAACGTTCGTAGTGTTCTGGCTCAACCCAACCGAGGCTGCTCAATAGGCCGCGCTCTACGGAGGCGTCCTGCGCTAGCCCTGCCTGGACTTGTGCGAGCACATGTGTATAGAGGTCGTCGTACGTCTTCATCTTGTTGTAAAGGCGACCGTAGAACACATATGGGCACACCCACGGCTCGGGCACGAGGCTTGACACGACGTCGCCGGGGAGGCGCATGACGTCGTCGTGACTGAGTTTGATCTTGCACACCCTGCTGGCATCATTGATCTCGGTCCGAAGCATTTCGGCCTTGTTGAGAAAGTAGAGTCCAACGTGGGGTACGCGAGTCGAGAACTCAAGCGCTGCGGCATAGAATGTGGGCAAAATCGCGAGCATGAATTTTGTCCTGTCACCGCTGTGCGCTGCCTCGCGCGCTTCATGCGCAATGCTGAAGCACCTGTTGACGAGCTGCCGTGGTAGGTCAGGGGCAAACTGGTTGCGGTCGAACCCTCTTTGTCCAACCGTTAGCTTCCACCCGACGAACTCAGCAACGTCACCCGGACGGCGGAAAAAGAGCTTGGGATTATGGCCAAGTTTCTCCCACCGTGCAGTCAACACGAGCAACTGGTTCTTGTCGAAGTCGTAGTCGGTGGCACCGAGGCTGTCATCGCCCTCGTACGCCTCCTTCCACTTGATGTGCTTCCCAAAAACGCAGATCGCCTTGACGCAACCCGGGTCGGCAAAGTTGACAGCCTGTGCTCCAAAAACAACCCACGTCTTGCAGGCCTTGTTGATGAACCAATTCCCACACGAGGTGGGCCGGCTGCCAGAGCGCTGAATGGAGTCAATCGCAATCTTCCACGGCTTCTGGAGTGTCTCGTGCATACAATCCTCACCCGTGGTCGCGTTTGCAACCCCACCCCGCACCTTGCCGTTCTTGC